GGGGAACACCCCTGAGACGCTGCTGCCGACCGATGTGGCGCACTGGTCGCCGCTGCCCGACCCCGAACACGCCGGGATCGGTATGAGTTGGCTGACGCCGGCGATTCGGGAGATCCAGGGCGACCGCGCCGCGGTCGACCACAAGCTTGCCTACTTCGCCAACGGCGCAACACCGAACCTGGTCATCAAGGGGTTGCCGTTCACCGCCGGGCAGGAGGAAGCGTTCGACAAGCTCGTCGCGGTGTTGGAGGCCCAGCACAGCGGCGCCGCGAACGCCTACAAGACCCTGTACCTGTCCCAGGGCGCGGACGCGACCGTTGTCGGCAGCAACCTGGCCGAGCTCGACCTGAAAAGCGTGCAGGGGCAGTCTGAGACCCGGATCGCGGTGCTGTCGCGGGTGCCAGCCCCGATTCTCGGCGTCAGTGAGGGGCTCGCTGGGTCGTCGCTGAACGCCGGGAACCTCGGCGTCGCCCGCCGCAACTTCGCCGACGGGTGGATCTACCCGACCCTGCAGGATGTCTGCCGGGCGTTGTCGCCGCTGGTCAAGGTCCCCACCGACGCCGAACTGTGGTTCGACCCGGCGGATATGCCGATCTTGCGTGAGGACGCCAAGGACGCCGCCGAGATCGAGGCGATCAAGGCCCAGACGATCCGTCAGCACATCGACGCCGGGTTTACCCCCGACTCGGCGGTCGCGGCAGTCCAGGGCCAGAACGTCCAGCTGCTCATCCATTCCGGCCTGGTGTCGGTGCAGCTGCAGCCCCCCGGTGGCCCAGCAGGACGGGAACCGGGTGCACAGGCCGCCCGGGATGTGGTCGAGATGATCCAGAAGGTCTACCTGGGGGTCGGGGTCGTCCTGTCGCCTGAGGAGGCCCGGGAGATCCTCAACCAGGGCGGCGCCAACCTTGATGGGGCGTTCGAGCCACCCGCACCAGGCAACGGGCAGGTCCCCGCCATCACCGGGGCCGAGTAGGAGGCAAACCGCTGTGGAAAACCAGGAGGGCCCCCGGGGTGGGGATACCCGTTCGTTTCGGTTCGACCTGGAGCGCGCCGAGGGGAACGGCGACAGCCTCACCTTCGAGGGGTATGCGGCGGTGTTCAACAGCCCGGCCCGTATCCAGGACTGGGAGGGCGAGTTCGACGAGGTCATCAAACGGGGCGCGTTCACCCGCACCCTGGCCGAGCGGACCCCCAAGCTCATGTTCGAGCACGGCCGCCACCCGCTGGTCGGGCAGATGCCGCTGGGCGTCATCACCGATGCCCGCGAGGACGCTAAGGGGTTGTTCATCCGGGCGCGGCTGTCCGACAACTGGCTGATCCAGCCGGTCCGCGACGCCGTCCGCGACGGCGCTATCGACGGCATGTCGTTCCGGTTCTCGGTGCCTGAGGGCGGTGCCGCCTGGAAGGACCGCAAGGGCGATGTGCCGTTGCGGTCCCTTACCGACATTGACGTGCCGGAGGTCGGCCCGGTCGTGTTCCCCGCCTACGAACCGACCACGGCCTCCATCCGCTCCCTGGTGGAGCGGCTCGAAGACTTCACCGCGGCGGCTGACACCGGACGTGTCAGCGGCGGCGAACCCGGCGCGGACCCTGACCAGGGCGGCACGCCAGCCAACCCGCAAGCCCTCCACGCCCGAGACCGGGCGTGGCATCTCAGGAGACGACTCACCCATGCCTGACGACAAGGCCAGCACCGCCACCGACGACGTGGCGGCGAACCTGCTGCCCCAGACCCTCGACGACCTCCGCGGCAAGACCCCCGAGGAGCTCCGCAACATCGTCGAGGTCCTCGACGCGCACCTGCGCGACATGCACCAGACCGAGACCGGCGAGCTCCGCACCATGGACGACACCGAACGCAAGGCGTTCGAGCTCGGCCTGGAGATCCGCGAGACCGCGATCAAGCTGGTCGAGGAGCACGAGCGGGTCTCGGCGATCTTCCGCCGCCGGCCCAAGGCCGTCGAGCGGGTGTATGCCAACATCCGCCACGGCCTCGACGACTCGGCCGGCGACATCCGCCGCCTCACCAACTCCGAGGCCCGCGACCGCGCCCTTCGGGTCCTGGAAGGCGACCGCACCTCACCCATGACCGACGACCAGCGCGCCCAGGTTGAGCGGGGGATCCGCAAGGACTCCACCGACCTGGCCCGCCGCATCATCGTCACCGAGAACGACGCCTACCGCGACGCCTGGATGAAAATGGTCACCGACCCCCAGGCCAGCGCGTTCCTCAACGACGACGAGCGCCAGGCGATGCGGGCCTGGAATGAGTACCGGGCCATGGCCGAGAACGTGTCCGCCGGTGGCGGGTTCGGCATTCCGGTGTTCATCGATCCCTCGATCATCCTGACCGCGCAGGGGACCGACAACCCGTTCCTTCAGCTGGCCCAGCAGGTCGACGTCAACACCAACATCTGGAAGGGTGTCAGCTCGGCCGGTGTGACGTGGGCG